TGATATGTAGTGTTAAGTTTTTGTAGTACAGCATCTAAATCTCTTACTAAAGAGTTGGCCACATCTACATTATAATCTGAACTAGGTCTTGTTAATACTTGTACTATCTTTGCCATTAAATAAGTCCGCCGTGTGCTGCTGTTAAGATAAGCTTGGAGTAAACTTTTTCTTCTTTATCCATTTCTCTAAGTTTATCTAAAATTTTTTGATCTTTTGGAGTAAATGGTGGTCCACCAAGCTCTGACATACCTTGTTTCTTTTCTAATGTTCGCATTTGAAATAGAGCAAGGCCTTTCAATTTTGCCTGTTGTCCTTCAATGCCTTTTAAATCCTCTCGTTCTGCACCACCGATCGCTTCAGTAGTACCTCGGTTATCCCACATTCCTTCATACTCGGAAGCCGGGGGTTGAGTAATACCTCGGTTATCCCACATTCCTTCATACTCGGAAGCCGGGGGTTGAGTAATACCTTGTGGAATTACACCCATTTGTGCTTCATCAAAATCTACAAATCTTCCTGTTCCTGTAAAATTATCAAGGCCATATCTTTGATTATTATCTCTCATGTAATCTCTATCAATAGCCCGACTTGTTCCAGTGCTACCTATGCCTGGCATTTCACCTGTGTATCCTAGGTTTCCTAAATTTCTTTGAGTCATTTCAGTGATGGGAGCTTGTCTTCCTAAAATATTTTGTATTCTTTTATTACCAATTCTTTCTTGTCTAGCTTGTTCCCATTGTTGTTGAGTCATTCCTCCACGCATATTAGAGGTCCAGTTATTAAACTTATTTCCCATACCACTCATAAGGGTGCCAATACCTCTTCCTACCTTTCCGAAGGCTCCTCCTATGAATCTTAAAGGATTAAAACTAAAACCACTTTGAGGGGATTGGTAAGTTCTTCCATAAAAAGACGATGGCATAACTGTGGATGAATCTTTTCTATCGGCTAATGTTTCTAAATTTCTTTGAGTCATTGCTGTATTGTATTTTGAAGTATTCCCCATGGAAGCATTACCACCCCATCCGGAATCATCAGGGCTTGAATCCATACCAGCAGACACATCTGCACCAGCTACATTTTGTCCGGGATCACTTGATCCCCAACCATTTAAACTCATGATACCTGAAGGTCCTTTATTAGGTTTTCCTCTCATGGTTCCATACATATCCATTTCAACAAGGACATCTTTTTCTTTTGGAGTAATGTAAGCCAGCTCTGTCATTTCATGGTCAGGAGCCGATTGCCAATATTTAGGAGCATTCACCATAGGTTGTTGACCTAAAAAATTCTGAACTCCTCCCTGCATAATTCCTCCACTATCTTTTCGAATTCGACTACCATAGGTATCGGTCCAGTCACGAGCAATCTCTGGCTCGTTGGCCCATAAATATTTTCTTTGTTTTTCTGATCTAAATGGCATTATCTTCTTCCGTCCGGGTGTATATCTAATCTAAATGTTCCTAACTTCCAACTTTCAGAAGCTGCTGTGTTAGAAATTTTGAGAGCAACTGCTCTCCCTCTAGCTCGAGTATCTATCTTAGACTGAGTTGAGCTAATTGTAAAGGGTCCTAATGTTGAAGTAGCTGCGGTATCGTTCGGGTAATCTCTTACCTCTAAGTCAATAGTTGTGTTTCCTGTCTGACTAATGAAGTCAGGTACTATTCTGTTAATCCTCATAATAAATTCTCCGTCCCCTCTAAAAGTAATACCTTCTCTTTGATCTTGTGTAATATCAAAATCCCCGGAAAGAATATTAGATATTAATGTAGTTGTCACCGTAGGTGTAATTTGATCTGTACCTGTTTCGTGTTCATAGTATATTGTTGAGCCGTCAGTGTTTCCAACAACATCAAAAGAGGCATCATTACCTGCATCATAAGATGTTCCATGAGGTAAACCGAATATTGCAGAATCTGCCCAAGTGCTTCTCGGAAAATATTGATTAGCATTAGTAAACCAAATAGGTTTTTCACTACGTGAATCTAAATAATTATAAGAGACACATCTATCATTAGCATTGGATGTTGAGGTTGGATAAAACCACATTATTTCACCAAACAAATTATTTAAGCCGCAGTAAATTAATTGACTAGATGTTGTATTAATATCATCAAATACATAATCCTCTACTAAGCATACCATTGATTCTAATTTACCAGTGTATCTAAAAAATCCATTTTCTGACATCCAGTAAACTGTGCCATCTACTTCTTTGGCTGCATTCATTCCAATCAAACCACAGTTAGTTCCAACTTGTTCAAAGGCAAATGTAAAAGGCTGACCTACAAAACGCATTATAAATAACGCGGTATCTGTCCATACATAGATTGCATTTCTACCTCTAAGAGCTCCCATGATCCGTGATCCATCGGCCAGTTTTTGTGAACCAGCACTATTGTTTGCCGTAGGAGTATAGTCGGTAATATCTTCTTGATTTGAAAATTGTAAATACATCTCATCTTGAGTTGTAGAGTCTGTGTTAGTTGTTGTTGTACCAAAGAAAACTAAGTGTCGATCTGGTGTAGATACTATCATGGAATTTGAAACAACAGGCGCGTTTGCAATAACCGAGGCTCTCACAGATGTAGCGTTAGTTAAATCTGCGTCCCATTCAAAACACTTTCCACCTACAATTAAAGCTATAAGTTTCGAGCCTAAATTATCTAAGGACCATAGACCTGGATCAATTACTGAGTCAGTATTAGATGCTGGTGAACCCCAGCCTGTAAAACTAGAACTATTAGTAACAGCTGTTGCAGTACTGTGAGCTGATCGAGTTGATCCCAATGCTCCTCTAGTAATACCTGTAATAGTAGTTCCTGCTACTCCAGTGTAGGTAATAATTTCACTTGCTGTACTTCCTACAACTCCCACCGTTATAGAATTAGTTCCTGATGTTGGAAGACCTACTACACTTGTTAAAGTAATTGTAGTTCCTGATCCGCCGGTACCATAAACGTTATCACTTAATGATCCATTTAAAGTTGTAGCAATAGATCCTAAAACATTACCACCAAATAAAGATATGCCCCAACCATAAGCACCTAATTGCTCGGCTGGTCCTACATTATAATACTGATAATAAGTAGCTGCTCCAGAGTTAGTTGCCCCTGCTCCAGTTTCATTACTAGCCATAGTAATTGTAATCGTTGTGTTAGATGGTGCAGACGTCACCATGAATTTTTTATTTTCAAAATCTGCCGCTGTAAAGTTAGAACCTGTTGGAGCTGTTACGGTTGCCCCAAATAAAATAATATCTCCTGCTTGAAAAGTAGTAACTCCTGTAGTGATTGTAACTGTTGGTGATCCATTAGTAGTGGAAAAAGCAGTTGTGATAGCTGTTCCTGATGGATTAACTAAAGGATGAATATCATAAAAGATACCTCCTGAATAAGCATATAAAATTCTGTTGGTTCCGATAGCTGCATATTTAATTTGAGTATTATTTACCCAATGATGCAAACCTCTAGCTACTCCAGTTAATTTAGAGTCACCTAATTGTTTCCAGCCACCTATTTTTTCAGGTACAAGATACCTAAATCTAACATTCTCACCCCCGGTCCATTGACCTTCGGCTCCAGTTGATGTGACTTGTTTATTGAATCCAGGGGCAAACCCTATTTTTTGTAGCATAGCTTATAGATTATATTAAAGTTCGTTGGGAATCAACGAGTTTTGAGTACACTCAATATGGATTTTTATTATACAAATTGAAAATTGTACAATAAAATTATTTAGGAATACTTGTTTTAACTGCTGCTACTGCTGTTTTCCAACTATCTATTCCATCATCATATATTTTTTCTAATTGGCTTTCCCAAGTACCGTAAGCTTTTCTTCTTAAATCTAAAACTACTCTAGCAACAACAGCGTCATTAATTGTTAGACCCCATTCTTGGCAATAAGTAAAATCAAATCCAGAAGGTACTGTGTCCAATAATTCTAAACTATTATGTGTGTCTTTAGATAATAATAAAAACGCATCATTACTTGGTGTTTGTGCTATGATTGTACAACCAGGTCTATCAATTGGTTCATCAGGTGTACCAAAAAATGTGTTCCAGCTTGTATGCTCCATCTTATATAACTTCATCTTCAACTCCTTTAAGTTCTATTCTTAATGTTGGGTTTACGTGACCTTCAAGAATTTTTGGTTCTTTAGGGATTAATCCTATACTCTTT